TTGTTTTCACCCCATTGAACTAAGAATATAGAAGTAAGATCTGAACCTGTACCACCACAACCATAAACACGTGCATCAGAAAGTGCAGATAATTCATTTGCTAATCCTTTAAATCCTAATTCATCATCAGATGAATCACCATAAAGAACATAACTTGTGAACTGTTGACCTAACTCTTCGATAGTAGCCAAAGCTTCTTGCATCCTAGCTTCTTCTTTGTTACCATAGATATCTATTAAATCACAATCAATCTCATGTCTTTTTTCAAACATAGATAAACTAACTTTGAAACTTGAAACTTTTGAGTTAGTTTTACCTGTTCCTTCGTTAAATCTTCTTACTCCTGAAGTTCCATCACCTAAAGAAGCTCTTCTTTTAACAGTATGAACTGTACCGCCGTTAGCTTCTCTCCAAGGAGCATCAGCAAGAATTGCGTTAGTTTGGTTTAATACTTCAATTATTTTTGCACTATTTCCATTAGGATCTAGTCTATTTACTATTTCTAGCAACGTCATGTTAGTTGCTAAACTATTTGTAGCCATAATTATTACCTTTTATTTATTATTACATTTTAAACGCTAGTAACGGATTTCCGCCACTAGTCTTAGTTTGTTCTTTGATAGAATCACCCTTAATAATTTCATTATCCTCTATGAAGTTTTTTCCAATTAAATGAAAAGTTTTTACAATAGCAGGGTGCTTATCAAGTCCGTACTCTTTCAATGTTTTCTTGATATTATATTTATCAAGCTTATCTAGGGCGTTTTGTGATACTTTAGCTTTAGCATCAAAGTTTATCCCACCAAATTCTTTATCATCTTTCATCTCTTTATCCCATTCTTTACGGGTATTATCAAAATTCTCTGACATATCACTGATTTGTTTACTAATTGCATCAGTGTATGTATTAATCAAATCTTGTGCTTGTGCTTGATTTAATTTCAAAGCTTTTGCTTTCTCTGAGAAACTAGATAGTAAATCTTTATTTACTTCCATGTCCTTTGGTATTTCAAAATCAGTGTATTCAATTAAATCTTCTTCTTTCTCTTCAATTTTATCATCTTCTTTTGTTTCTTCTATTTCTTTTTTATCTTCTGAGTCGTTAGTATCAGTAGTCTCTTCCTTAATTTCTTCATCCTTTACATTAGGAGTTTCTTCGGTTTTGATTTCTGTTTTAGGAGTTTCTTCAACAGGAGTTTCGGTTTTGATTTCTTCAGTCATAAATACCATTCCTTTTTTCGTTTAATAAAATAGATAAAAATTCTTCGTCTGTTTCCATAAGTTCATTTAATATGTTCTTACCTACGCTTTCTATTCCTTGCTTATAGAATAGTTCATTAGCGGACAAAGGTACTGTTAAACTCATCTTTGATGGTAATACACCACTCATCAACAATATATTATACATGTATTCTCTAAAATTACAGTTCTTGATAAGACCTTTTAATTTTTCTTTATGTAAGAGATAGTCTCTTGTACTTTCTTCCTTAAACTTTAATTCTTGTTCTTCTATACTTTGCATTTTCTCTGAAATAATATTTCTATAAAGCAATAATCTTTCTTATCTCTATATCTAGTAATAGAGTATAATTCAAAATCTGGGTCTTGTTTCTTTATCTGATCTAACAAAATGATTACTTTATCATTAGAATACTTAGATTCTTCTAGTGTAAATAATATTGATTTATGTAAATCAGCTTTCTTTTCTTGTACTCTAACCATTATTAATTCCCTCCATTATACCAGTTAAGGCGTTTGATTCACCTGTTTTAGTTTCAGATAACTTTTTAGCTCCATCAACCATATTCATCATTTGTTCTGATTGTATAGCTTGTTGCTGTTGTTGTAGTCTAGCTTGTCTAATTTGTTGTACTTCTTCTTCAGTATTCATCATTTCAGGTGGTACACCAATAATATCTGCGTATTCTTCTATAGATTCATCTAAATCTATTTTATCAAGTACTTCTGGGTTAACTTGAGCTAATTGAGAAACAAAAGATGTGAAGTTTGTAATACTGTTTAATCCACCCATCTTTTGAGCTTGTGATAACAACGAGATATATTTAATCTTTAATTGTTTACCTTGTAGTTCTTCAGGTGCTTCAGGAAGTAAATCTTGTTTATACATGATGTTATAAAGCTTTGTAAGTACTAGACTTAACATTTGCTCTACTCTTTCAACTACATTACCAAGCATTATTTTCTTTTCTTCATCTCTTATGCTGGTTTCGTAAGCTGTCATATCCTTGTTCTCTCCAGATATAAGAAGGAATAAGTTATTATAAAAAGATTCTCTTATAGCTTGCTCGGTTTGAATTTTCTTTGCTTCTGCTTCTGCTATTCTAAAGTTTACTTTATAAATCTCTGTAATAGTACTATCAACACCACCAGTTTGAGTTATACCCATAGGACTCAAGTTTACCTTTTTTATATCTCCTGCTGTTTGTAGAGGCCCGGCAATACTAATCTGTGTAGCTCTCATAATGTCTCTTTCTTGAGTCTGTAACATCTTACAGTTACCTTTTGCCATAAATCCAGGTGAATTGTCTCCATAAGCTGATTCTCCTATTGTATCCCAACGAGGAACGATTAAAGGGAAGTCATCAAGAGAACCATTTGTATTGAATTGTAAAAAGTCTGATTCGCTGCCTCTATTATCTTTTTCATAATATACATTTATAAATCTTTTCTCAAATTCTTCACCTTTATAATTACAATTAGGTTCAACAGCATTTACAACGGTAACAGTTGTATCTTGTAATCCTGTTTTGTAAGCAGTTTGTACATAAGCACTACATTTGTCTAATCCAAATTTTTCAACCAATTGGCTAACAGTCATTATAAATTCTCTATAACAAGTATCAACTACACCTTTAAAGTCTGAACCTAAATAGTATTCTCCTATTTCAAAAGGTTTAAAGACTACTACAAACTCTGAATCTTCCATAAGTTGGAAAGCATGTAAAGAATAAGCCGCTAAGTGTTTATAGGTATCTAATGTTGTTTGATAGAAATTTGTTCTTGCAAGTATAGAATACATTAGTTTTTCAACATAATATAAGTAACTCTTGATATTTGCATTATCTTCTAGTTCTGAATCTTCAGGGCCAAGCTTAAACCACTTGCGAGCTGGTGAAGTTAAACCACCTTGCATTCCTGTTGCTAAAGTCATTACTGATTTCAAAGGAACATCATTTATTATATGTCTGTATTTGTCTCTTGTTCTATCTTTTTCTGCTGTAGTTGTTGTTAAACTACCACTCTTTAAAGGGAAAACAAATTGATTTATTTCTTCCCAAATAGGCTCAACTGCTGTACGGTCAACCTTTAATCTGTCTAATCTTTTCTGAAAATAATCTCTATTATATATGAACATTATCCTAATGTGTCTGTTGTTGATCCTGATAACTGATTAACTCCTAAGATGTTTCCAGCTGCTTTTGTTGAATTTCCTTGAGATATATTGTATTTAGCAAGCATGTTCTTTCTTTTAGAAGAATTCTTATTTGCTATTTGTGCTTGATCTTTTTGTTGTTGAAGAATACCTTGTTGTCTTGTATTTTCAACTCTTCGTGTTTGTTCATTTGCGGATACTACTGTATTCTTATATTGTTGTTTAGATGACTTTTGAGCTTGATGACCTTGTTGATAAGAAGCTCCTACTCCTACTGCCGATACTGCCGCTACTGCTGCTACTGCTGCTATTGTTGGATCACACATATTTTTTTATCTTAAAGTTACACTTCTAAAGTAATACATTAAGAGTATATAAATAAATAAATCTGTCAAGAACTATTTATAAGGGTTGAAAATATCATAATCTTTTACTACTTCAATTTCCCTATGGTATCTATCTTGCAAAGTTACACTAGGATAATTAAAAGCAAAAGTAAGTACGAACGCATCTCCATCATCTGGAGATCTTCCTGTTTCTTTTTTAATATCATCTTTTAAAGGTAATTGTAACATTCCACCTGATCTAACTTTGTACGATGTTGCCTTCAAATCTGCCTCTAACGCGTCATTCTTTATTATTGTTGCATTTCCTGTATTTATCCACTCGGAAGCTCTGCCATACATTTCAGCTCTTTTATTAAAATATTTATTAGGTTCTTCAACTGTTTTTGTTGCACCAAATATAACGCTTTTGACTACATCGCCCCAACCTAACTCAACCAATGATTCATAGATACATATTCCAAGCCCTGTTGTGTCTATATTAACTTTGTAAGGTTTGTGTATTTTAATAATATTTACTATTTTTCCGACAACTTCTGTTGATGTACAATGAGGGAGTTTCTCAGTCTTAATGACTTGATTTCCATCTCTATAGCAAATTGCTGTATGATCTCCACTTAAAGCTGGATCCACACCGACTATAAGTTGTGATATTTTAGGGTTTACCTCTCTTAATGGTTTTTCCATGGCTTCCCTTATTGCCTCTGGATCAAACATTCTATTTTCTCCTGTAGACTGGAAAGCTTCATTTACAGTGAAAGGATACTCTTGTTTAAACATAATCTCGGACTTAAGATTAGATATTTTATTTCTTCTCCAACTCAATTGTTCATCTTTCAAACCGTACATTTCAACAAGTTTGTCCTCTTGTGGTGTTCTTTCAAAAGTTTCATCGACAGGTAAAACATATTCCTCTTGCCAATACCAAGGAATAAAAACAACTTTATAATAATTCAAGCCCTTTAGAGCGTCCATTGTGAGGTTGTAGAACATTCCACTTTCACCATTTGCTGTAGATTCTAGGATTATCTCTGTTCCTGCAATATCTGCAACTGTCTGCATGATCCCTGTTTGTATCTCTTCTGCTTTTTCCCAAAATGCAACCTCTGATCCATGAAGTAATTGAATAGTGTCGGATCTTCCCACATCTCCACTTGCTGCTGTACCTAAAGCATATGATGAATCAAGCTTATCAAACATGATTCCGCTTGCGTTCTTCTTTCCAGTTGATGGCTTTACCGCTTTGGGCAAGTTTTCTAAGTATCTAAGCACTAGATCAAAAAGGTTGCCTGTAGCTTTTTCAGCTTGTGTAAGTATAAATGTTCTTGTACCTTTATTATGTGTTGTTTTATGGAAGTATCTACCAGAAACATAAGTTGAGCATCCTTGTTGTCTACCTTTAACGATTATAACTCTCACAAATCCTTTTTTTTGTAGCTGGTCTTCTGTCTCTCTGTGTAAATGTGATTGGGCTTTATTATGAATAAAAGGCTTTATATCTCCAGATTTTGTTCTTATCTTTAAACAATGTTCCGAATAATAAGGTAAGCTATCTTTAAGTTTTTGTCTTTTTCTTAGTTCTTGTGTATCCATTATTACTTTTTTATCAAAAAATTGAACCCTTATATACACTAGGCAAAATGCTAATCGTCCACGGGCGGGATAAAATATATTTTACATCTATTAAGGAAAATATCAAGTTTTAGCTATATTTACCAGAAAAACGAGGCCCTAGGAAGATCGAGAATTGATTTATTGAGTGGTCTTAATATGATTTTACCTTGCTAATCTAGGTCTTTAAGGTCTTTAAGCCAATCCTCGTGATTTTTAATATTTACATCTGATTCAGTTTTCTGTACAAACAAGGAGAATAACTTAGCCTGTAACTCTTTATTTTCCTTTATAGACTTCAATACAGCATTGCGTGCATATATCTTATCCTTTGTTTCTTCCAATAGATCAACTTCTTTTAATGTTTCTTGCAGTTTTTCTATTATTTCACCAAAATCATTATAAGCGTCTTTTCTTTCATAAGCTATCTCTTTTGTTAGTTTTTCATCTATTTTATCGTTTAAATCCTTTATCCTTACCTTTATCTTACCATTTGCCATAAGCTCTGAAGCTTTTACATCAATAACGTTATCTTTTATGTTTTTTTTATTATAACACTCTCTATAACATTCTCTTTGTAGTTTATCTCCCTTAGCCATGCAAGCACAGAATGCTTCTTGTTTTCCTGTTAGATTATCTCCTTTAGTCATTACGAATCTCCAAATATTGTTTACCAATTTCTGTTATTGGTTCGTCTTTGTTAATTGCTTCTATTATCTCGTTGTATATTTGTAGCATTAGGTTTTGTTTGTCTTCAGAAAAATATAACAAGTAATCATCTTCTTTGTAATTATTAAAGTGAATATCTCTATCAGATGAATCTTTGGAAACACCAAAATAACAACAACAAGAAGATAAATCATTAAACATCAATATCGTAGTACCTTTATTATCAGTAACTTCCGCTCTATCTTTGTGTATTGTTATTTCTTTGTCATCTATTAAGTATGCTTGTTTACTCATTTTAATTTATTCTCCAAACTTTTAATAAAAATAACCAACTGTATATCTTCTTTTTCAATTGCTTTGCTTTTCAACACATTTATAGCCATTTGAACACTTACATTAGGTACATTATTCATTTTAAGTTCAAAATTTAAGGATCTTTCTAGTATATCTCCTGGAGTTCTTCTCAAAACTTTAAGCACATAATCAACTGGATTAGTTATGCCAAGGCTCTTTATATTCTTCTTAACTTGCTCTAAATCTTTAAAGCATTTTTTATGGTATCTTAAGCACATTTTTTTATAAATTATGTACCTATAAGAATTTTGTAGTTGTGTAATAATTTCATTAACTTCTCTTAAACAGCTGTGGTATTCATACAAACTTGTTTCATACTCATCATGTTCGTTTTTTCCCTCTATATGGAAAGTTAAAAGCTCCTTCATTTGTTTATTCATTCTCTTCTACTATAAATTTACCTTGTATGAAGTCTAATGTCACTGGAATAACACCACCAATATACCTAGGTAATATGACGTTTTTTTCAACACATACTAATATATCATTAAATATCATAAGATATTTATTTCCTCCTAGTACACGGACTTTATGTCCTAACTCTAAATATTTTATAGCTGTTAGTAAATCTACTGTTCTATTCATTCTTTTTCCATAGCTATTTCAAATTGTATTTATTAATAATTTCTTGTAAGAATAGTTTGTTGTTCATCTTTTTATTGAATATTTCTTTTCCTAGTTTGGTTAATTTAAATACTCCGTCTTTTATTTTAAGAATATTGAGACTATCAACAATAAAGTATGTTTGTTGTACTAGATCTCCTGTTTTCTTAAAAAAGAAGCTTGTAAATTGATTTAAGCTATATAAATCATCAACTCTAGTGTTGTGTATATATCTTAAAAAGTCATATATACCAAGAACTGGAAATCCAAATAAAATTATTGTCTTAAAATCCACCATGTCTTTACAGTCTTTTTCATCCTGTTTATTCACAACAAGCTCTATATATCTACAACTTTTTAAAAACCAATCCAGTTTTTGTTCATTTAACAAATTATCTCTAATTTCTTGATATAAATTCTCTAAAGTTGAATATCTATGCTCTAATTCTTTTTTTAATTTTTTAAGATCATTCTCTTTTGTTGTTATTTCAATTTCTAACTCTGATTTAGTTTTATTCTTCATATTCTACCTTTTTAGTGTTTATAAATCAATTATTTATTTGTTTAATAGTTGTTGTTTTACCATATCTTTTAAAAAGTCTATATTTTTTGTTTGTTTTATTAATTTATTTTTAGAAACAAAAAAACTTTTTTGCATTCTACCAAGTTCAATCGATTCTTCAACTAATCTAGTTAAGTAAGATGTTTCTATTTTTATATTAAAACCAACTGTTCCTGATTCCATTTTCATTTTTAGTCCTTTGTTAGTTTGTTAATCTTGTTTAGTTTATCCTTGAGTTCTTTGTTTTCTTGTACTAGTTGCTTAAACTTTCCTGCTGCAATACATCCACGGAATGCATCTATTTGATCTCCTGGATATTCGTTTTCTTCCTCTGTTCCGAAGTCAAATTGATCTAGGGTTATTATTTTTTCCCCCTTGGAGATAACTTCCAACGTCATTAAACGTAAAAATTGTTTAGATCTAGGTAAAAAAGAAATATAAGTTTTTTTTTCATTATATTGCCAATAATTCTCTTTTTTCCATTCTTTAGGATCTTCTAAAATAGGCATAAATCTATCATACTCCTCTTGTGTCCTCAAATTCACAACAATCTTTTGGGTTTTAAGGTCTTCTAGTGTGTATTTCTTTTCTTCGAAGTCTAACTGAGACGTTCTTATTATTTGGTACCCCTTTTTTTTGCATTCGTCAATACTATGAAAAAATACGTATCTTTCTTCATAAATATAAAAACACGTTGTTTTATTTTTTGTAAGATAAAACTCTTTTTCATTTTCAAATTTGCTCAGAGTTAAACTTAATATTGATTTATTATTATCTACAAACTTACGCATAATATTATATTCATCATTAGTTGTAAAATTTACAGCAATCTTTTCACGTTTCAAATCTTCTAAGGTGTATTTCCTCTCCGCCATCTTATTTTTCTTACACTCCTTATCGTAAAGTTCTTTAAACTCAAGATCTTTACATTCTTCTTTCATGTGGTCTTGGAATGATTGACCTAGGTGTTTGTTTTCAGGTGGATTGATAAATTTAAGTACAGGTGACTTAGCGTATTCTAATTTCTTTGGAGGTGAATTTGCGTTACCAAAACCATATGTTCCATTTGTATAAATCATAAATCCTTTTTCTTTGTTTTCAACTTGTGCATTTTTTGCAATAGCTTCCTCTTTCGTTATTTTCATATTTATAATATGAATTTTGTCATCAGAAAGTGTGTATTCGATACTGTTTCCAGTAACCATATCAACAAAAAACTGATTTATCCTATCTTTTCTTTTGTTATTCCACACTTCTTTCTTCCTAAAGAACCTCTTTACTTTAAGTTTGAATTTTGAGAAGGATATTAGTTTTAAGTCATCACGCCTATATGTGAAATCAAAATGTATTTTTTTTATCTGTTTACCATAATAATATTGAATAAATCGTTCAAAATTATTTTCACAAAAATTGTAAGCTTCTCGTGTTGGTTCGATATATACACCCATAAACAATTTTTGAGCTTCTTTTTTACTTATTTTCATTTAATCTCTCCAATAGTTTTAATATTTTTATAATAATGCCTTTTCTGTTTTTAACTACTGAGTATGATTGTGCCAAAGACTTTTATTTATTAAATCCCATTCAAATTCTATCTCAAAAGGCAGTTGTTCGATATTCTTAAATAACAAAATCATATTATCTTGAACTCTTCGAATATGTCGAATAGTTCGATCTATAAACCTGTTTTCCATTTCTTTAGTAATATCCATAATTATCTCTCCATTCCCGGTGATCTTTGCTCTCTTGTAGCTATATTCAAACATAAAGAACGTTTATCTTCTTCTGTCTTGCACTTTCCTAATCGTTCCATGTAAAAATTAACTTGACGATCAGATAAAGAGTCTAAGGTTCTTGTTGATCCTCCTATTACTGATATCCCTGTTAGTTCCATTCCATCAACAATTGATCTGCTTAGATCTACTGCTCTTGTTGTTCGTAATGTTCTTTGTGGTGGTAGTATTGATTCTACTGCTCCAGGTAGTGATATTGATTCCATTATATTTTCCTATTTTGTTTAATTGATTTATCTAACTTAGGAAATTCATCTTCTACTTTGATAATCCCTTTTATATTGTTCACTTGTTTTTCTACGATGATTAAATTCTCTTTACCTTTGCAAAACTTCTGTGCTTCTTTCATAGTAGAATAAACATCTAGTAATCTAGTTACGGCAAAAGTTTCATATACTACAATATATACTTTCATTATTTTCTTGGTCTTCCTCTTCCACGTTTTTTTAAGCCGAGTTTTATAAGTAGTCTTCTAATTAATCTTTTCATTTTAATTTTATAGTTAGATTAAACCATGAGGCATTGTTATTATTAACAAACTTTCATCTGAAAAAATACCCCATAGTTGTTCAGTTATTATTCAAATATAGCAAGAAAATCCATAAAATCTTTATTTCTCATAATCAATGAATTAAAAGATTGTTGCCATAAATAAGTCTTTATATCTCTAAAATCTGCATCTTCAAATTGAATTGTTTTTGGATATACGATAGGTTTTAAAGCGTAAATTTTTTCTTTTATTTGTTTATTAGCTTCTGCAACTATTTTTTCTTGTAGTGCTTTATTGTTAGGTACATTGTCTAACAAAGGTTGTGTCTTTTTTTCAATACATTCTTTTATAAATTTTATTTCTTCTTGACGTAATCTATATTTTTCTATGCAAGGATATTGTTTTTCCATTTTATCATATAATTTTCTTCTCTTGAGAGCTTCTGCTGGAACAACAGGCTTATCAGAGGTAATAACAGCTCCAGACAAATATGTAATAAGATATTGTCCTGCCATTTCTTTATTTTCAATTGGTTTTTCTGGTTTCATTTTGAGTCCTTTGTTTTATTATTAATCTTTAAATATCACTTTGTTTTCAAGAAATTTTCCTATGAAAAATCTAAAAAATTTCGTCAAACCTTTACTTTCGAATGTTTCGTACTTGTAAGTAAAAACTTCTAGTTTCTTCTTAAAATCACTAAGCATCTTTTTATCAATTTCAGAAGCTATTTTCGAATAATTATCTTTTCTGTTCAATAATGTTTCCTCTTTTTTTTCCGTTGACTCTGTTGGTCTTCCTCTTTTTGCCATGATATATATACTTGGTTAATTAAACTATGGGTTAGTGAGAACCCGCCCATAGCCATGAAATGTATTTGAGAAACATTGTTCCCCCCTTATTTATAACATATATATTTTATGTGTCAATATATATTTTAAAAAATAATTAATTATTATCTTGACATATATTTTATATGTGTTAATAATTAGTAAGTTACTAATAATTTAAGGTAAAAATATGAAAATAAAAATTGAAAATATAAAATCTGAGACAATCCCAGAGATTATGAAAGAAATTGAAAACAACGAATACTTACTAAACGAGGCAAAAGATTACGCTATATTTGAACATATAGGTTTAGCGGATGCTATAGAAGGTATTGCATCACATTTTTACAATTGTGATACAGATTTTGAATATGATTGTGATGAATGTTTTGAACATTACGATCAATAAATTATTAACAAATTAAGGTAAACTAAATGTATATAAACAAAACACTAAAAGAACATTTTCATAAAACACCCACAAATAGAGTCAATGAAAATTATACCGTAGATAACGGAAAAATAAAATCTAATGCTATTCCAGATAAAAAATCTTACGATAATATAGAAATAATGTTCGGAGGTAATAGAGAATCATCCACTATTATATTTAATCTTTTTGTTTATGGTTCTTATCCTACTAAAAGAGATATAGATATTTTAGTTGAAAATAAAGTCTTTACTGTTGCAGATGAAGCATTATTTTTAAGTCATTATAATTTAGGATAATAAATATGATAAAAATAACAAAACAATTCTTAAAATCAAAAGAAGCTTGCGTAGACGGTTATGAGTTTTATTTAACTTGTAACACAACTGATGCCGAAACTTTTATTAAAAATTTAATTAAAATAGACCGTTTAGATTGGTTAAGCTGGTTATTGGTTAGAATGATGAATAAAAATCAATGTGTTATGTATGCCTTATATTCTGCGAAACAAGTTTTACATATCTATGAGGAGAAATACCCAGATGATAAAAGACCTAGATTAGCTATTGAAACAGCTAAAGATTATTTGAAAAATCCTTGTGATGAAACGAAAGATGCTGCTGATGCTGCTGCTTATGCCGCTGATGCTGCTGCTTATGCTGCTTCTGATGCTGCTTATGCCGCTTATGCTGCTGCTGCTGCTGCTGATGCTGCTGCTTATGCTGCTGCTAATGCTGCTTATGCCGCTGATGATGCTGCTGCTTATTCTGCTGATGCTGCTGATGCTGCTGATGACTTAAAACTTAAAATATGTAAATACGGAATCAAATTACTAAGAGGTAAATAATGAAACACTTAATAATTATACCCCTACTCTACGTTAGCATGTCAACAAGTGTTGAGAGGATGTTAACTAATACAGTGCTGTTTGACTTCCCACAAGACTTATATTCTTGTTATAGTGAGAATTGTGAGATAAACTTAGCAAGAGGTTTTCAAGATTATCAACCAGGAGATTTGAAGAAATGAGGTCGAAATATGAAACTACTAAATAAACTATTCTGCAAGTTTAAAAAGTGCCAAACACGCAGAGCTGAACTAAAAAAGAAACGAGTTAAAAATAATAAACAAGAATATCAATGTACAATATTTGGAGTGAAGAAATGAACACAGAAAAAGAAAAAATAATAAGATATGAATCCGATGAAGCAGCTAGAAAAGTAACTGTAACTGGATGGGTTTCATCAAACAAAAGATATTATGGATCTGACGAACAAACAGCTAGATATGATGGATGTACTCATACAATATGTGAAGAGTGTGGTGGAGATTGCAAAAAACTTTATACTATATGCAGCAAGTGCAGATCAAAAAGAGATAAAAATAAATATTTAGAAATGCCATTTAAAGAATGGGATGGAGATACTGTATTATATTCAAATACTTTAGAAATATTTATCCATTATCCAGAAGAACTTATAGATTATTGTGATAGTGAAGAAATAAAACCAGAAGATCAAGAACTTATTATTTGTGAACCTGAATATCTACATACTATTGATATGGATGATTATTACTGTGATGAATTACCAGAAGATCAGTGTTTAAGTGATTGCCTACCAAATATTGCAGAAGCTTTTGATAAACTTAATAAACTTATAATAGAGAGTAAAAAGCCTATAAGTTGGCATCCTGGGAAATTTAGAACTACTATAAAGGACTCAGAATGATACTAAATTGTATAATTATAGCAATATTTCTACCTTTTCTTTTCTACTCAAAATGTTTTGTAGATAATTATATTTCACATGATAAGGAGCTTTAAAATGAACAAAGAATCTAAATACTACTTATTCTACAGGAGCATCATAGAAAGCAGGGTTAAGAACGCCAGTGGTTACTATGATGGGATTGTAGAACATATTAAACAAATTTGGGAGAAGATAAAATGAGTGAAGAAATAGATTGCGAACTTACTGATGAAATAGTTTGTCCATATTGTGGATGCTCACATGATCGTGATAGTGAAGGTGAAGATTTAGGAGCTGAAGACTCTTATATAGAATATGGATGCGGAGAATGTGAAAAGACTTTTGTTTACGTAACTAATTACAGTGATCCCACGTTTAGTTCTAGTAAATTTGAAGAGCATTGTGAATATCAAATTAAAAATGCAAAAGAAGATATCAAAAGACACGAAAAAAAATTAGAAGAAGATCCTGGTAATTCCTGGGGAATATACATTGAAATTGATAAAAAAATACTCAAAGAATATACTGAAAAATTAACAACCAACCAAAGGACTTAAAATGAATAAAGAAGATAAACAAACGTTAGCTAATTTTTTTACCGTAATGCTACAAGGATCATTAATAATATTTATATATTCATTCGCTATTTTTGCATTATATGATATATTAGGATTTGATTCTGAATATCCGAACGAAGCAGCTCTTATGATGTGTTTATGTTTTTGGGGAGCTTTAACAGGTGTTGTATTTTATAAAGCTTTCAAAGAGCTATTTGCTGAAGATAGTAAAAAAACTCTTATTGACATGATAAATGAATCTCATGTATAATAAAGGCAACCATATTGTGTGTCAATATGTGGGAGCTTTAGGCTTCTAAATTGTCTCATCTACCAAGTGTAGAAAGAGCATTCGGAGTCGTACTTGTTGCGGCTCTAGGATTATTAAAGATGTTTGATAGTTAAAAAATAAGTTTCCTTAGCTCAATCCGAGATATGCGGATGTCAAAGAGTAACAGACTGATAAACTGTAGATATAGGTGCGAATCCTATAGGAGACTCCAAGAATATACTAGTGGAGGAATATAGACTCAACCGCGATCTTTTTAGCTAAGAGATGGCATTATACAGGTTTCCATTATGCGGTGGTTACAACAAATTAAAAAATAAGTATAATTATTTTTAAAAAAGATTGTATCGGAGTTTCAAGGTGTGAGTCCTTGGGGTAGTATATAAAAGGTATTATAACAGATAGAAAGTTGACAGTGTAAAAGTTGTGATTGATTATGTTTGTTATAATGATGATGAGGGAGTTTAGCTCAGTTGGTAGAGCGTTTGCTTTACACGCAAAGGGTCAGAAGTTCGAGTCTTTTAACTCCCACCAATGCGGAGTGATGCAGTAGTAGCAATTTAGTCTCATAAACTAAAAGTCGTTGGTGCAAGTCCAACCTCCGCAACCAAATAAAGTCTACTAGCGTTGATTTTATAGGTTTTTCCTGGCGTAAGGAAAAAGGGTATTGACAAGTAATAACGAGTAGTTTAAAATATAAAAAGGGACAAGTATAAAAATCTAAATTTTATATGGTTAGTAGTAGGAGCAAGATCGAACGTCAAGTTCAACTTGTCCCGCCTGTTACTAACCGCCACAAAAAGGGACAAGAAAATGATTAACGATAAAAATTTAAATACATATCTTATAGAAATTGATTGCGAATTACTAGAAACAACCAACCCTTGGGAAGTTGTAAGATTCTCAGCAGATGGTATTATTTGTGTAATCTATCAAAATAGTAAAGGTGCTTTTAAATACAGTTCTGATCTTTCTAGAAAAATACATGATTCTTATTTTGATGGGAAAAAAATAAATGTTAAACATAGCACCCAAAGAAAGAGGACTTACAAAGACTTTAAATCAAGATTAATAAAACGAGATGGTTTAAACTGCTTCTATAGTAATTTGTTAATGACAAACAAAATGGCAACAGTCGAACACTTAATTCCATTATCAAGAGGTGGTACAAACAATATTGATAATATGGTTTTATGTTTAGAAGAACAGAACCAAAAAGTTGGTAATATGTCACTTATGAAAAAAATAAAATATAGAGATGAACTAAGAAATAAAGAGGTTAAAAATGGCTAATAAAACAATACCTTACTTTCAAATTTATGCAGTTGATTTTATTGCACTAACTAGAAAAGTTTCAAATGATGAGATAGTAGAAATATTTAACTCAATCAGTGACCTATGTATTTACGGAAAAAGTGATTATAAAACTGACAATATTTTTGCAAAAACTTTCTATGAAAAATTACTAAAAGATTTAGATAAAAACAAGAAGAAATATTACTCAAGTGTATCTAATGGTAAGAAGGGAGGGCGTCCATGCAATAACCCACAGGTTTCTACTGGGTTAACCCAAACAGAACCCACGGGGAAAGCAACTATAATAGAAACAGAAGCTATAATAGAAACAGAAAAAGAAACAGAAAAGAAAGAAGAAAAAATAATTAAAAAAGAATACGGGGAATTTAAAAATGTTCTTCTGACTGATCCTGAATATCAAAAACTTTTTAACATTTACTTTGACAAGCTAGATAGTGCTATTGAGTTTCTAAGCTCTTCCATTGAAAGCAAAGGTTATAAATATAAATCTCATTATGCGGTAATGGGTGAAACTAAGTGGGTGTACAAGGAGATTATGAATCAAGTGGGGGGACAATTTGTCACTACCCCTAAGAAAGACACTATTGAAAGCAACAGGGAAGAGATAAGAAAATTTTTAAATAAACAAGGAAAATAAAATGATAAGTAAAGAAATTATATCAGTAAAATTTGATGAATTTGCTATGAACTATAGTATCAACCTAACTGAGGAATACATAACCTTCGTTGTAAAGCAACTAAACGCAAAAGGTTTTACAGATGAGGATTTTGTAACATCCATAGACCGCATAATGGAAACTAACACTTCAATGTTTGGTAAAATGCCTAATTTGGCTATGTTTTTGGAGAATAGCGATAAACGAACAGAGGATAAGGAGAAATTGGCAAGACAACAAGCTGTTAATGTAATTGCATTTGCTAAGGGATACTCAATTTCTAATAGGTGTCTGTTCGATAATGCTACTACAAACGCAGTAGTACAAGATATATATGGAGGTCACCGTGCAATTATGTGGTTATTGTCAGATAATAATGACAAGAAAAAAGACACCGATTGGTTTAAAAAACAATTCATTGACAACTGGTTAGATTATCGAGATATGGGAAAGGAAAGTTTCAGACCATGTGTAAGTGATAGTGGACATTCAAACGGTGTTCTGTACGTTGGTGATAGAAATAAGATACAAGAGATCGAGAATAAGCAAGCGCTAATCGAGAACTAACTTTTATTAATTAATTAAACAACGAGGCTAAAAATGTCAGAAGATAAATTAGTAGAATTATTTAAAATAAATAATAAAACACCTATATCACAAATTATAGAAGCTACTAAACAAAAAAATTTGAAAAGAGTTATCATATGTGGGTATGACAAAGATGATCGTATTTATATAGCTAACTCTAATATAACAAGAGAAAAATCCTTATATTTGCTTGAAACCGTTAAATTATATATAATGCGACCAGAACAAATAGATATATTAGAAGATGATTAAAAAATAATCAATCTTTTTTCTTGACATATAATAACACCTATGTAATAATAGGTTTATTAAATAACCAAAGGTAAAATTATGAAGGCATTAATACAAAACATCAAGTCAGATATCGAGGATTATTTTGAAAAAAAAGTACTGAATGAATATTGGGACTCAGGAGAAAAAGAAAAAGTTGATAATATAGAATGTAATGGTTTTGTAATTATGGATAATGTTTATAAAGAATCTATAATATTATACATAAAAGACGGACTAGACAATATAATGTTTGAAGCTGATGACATATTAGAAATGGTTGCAGATGACAGATTTAAAACTGGTGAAACTACAGTCGCAACTTTTGTAAATGTTAATGCAGAAGTTATTTATCAATTATGTTTTGGAGAGTAAATTATGGACTATGACGAATACTATCATTTATTAGAAGAAGAATTTTTAACAAAAAACGGATAAGATAATGGAACACTTTAAAAAACTAAATGTTATATCAGTAAAAGAACACACAAAAAGCAAAAGAGTTGGAGGAACCAATCTAACATATTTAAGTTGGACGTGGGCTTGGGGAGAATTAAAAAAAGTTTATCCAAATGCTATATATGAGGTTAAGAAGTTTGATAATAAACCTTTTATGTATGATAAAAATACTGGATATATGGTATTTACTGAAATTACTATTGAAGAAATTGCACACGAGATGTGGTTGCCAGTAATGGACGGAGCAAACAAAGCAATGAAAAGTGAACCATACACATATAAAACAAAGTATGATGAAAAATCAGTAGTATCAGCATCTATGTTTGATATTAATAAAACAATAATGCGTTGTCTAGTTAAGAATATAGCAATGTTTGGTTTAGGTCTATATATTTATGCTGGTGAAGACTTACCAGAACCAGAAGATAAAAAAGGAATGGATGTTGCACAAATAACAGGAGCAGCTTCTTCTTATGCTAGAAAGTACGCTTTAAATGGTTTGTTTGCGATTGATGATACAAAGGATGATGACAATACAAATACTCATGGAAAGAAAGAATCTTTTAATGTAATGGAAGGAACAGAAGATTTGAAAAGAACACAAGAAGAGAAACAAGGAGATAAACAAAGAATCATAGATCATAATGATAAAGTGTTTAATGATTTAAAAAAGAGTTTAATGGATTGCAAAAGTGAGCAAGAACTAGAAGATGTATTGGTGGTAAATGATTTAATAATGACTAAGTTTAAGAATGCTAAAACACTACTTAATAAGGAAAGATACGCAGAACTTGAGAGAATTAGAAATACATTATTTGAACAACAATAAAGGAAAGTCATGACAAAGTTTAAAGCAGAAGATATCTTTATTAAAGATGCATATATAATAATAGAAAAAGACAATAAAGAAG